GACTCGAACCCCCGGCATCTTCGGTGTAAACGAAGCGCTCTACCAACTGAGCTAACCGCCCCCTGCCCGCTCTTTAGAGCGCGCGCGCCCGGCAATCAAGAGGGGTTTGTGCCTTGATGTGCAAAGGGGACAAAACGACCAAGGCGCGCCCGGTGAGGGGCGCGCCTTTGGGGGAAAATGGTGGGCGATGCAGGATTTGAACCTGCGACATCATCGATGTGAACGATGCGCTCTACCACTGAGCTAATCGCCCCCGTGGCGCGGCTTTTAGCGTCAGTCCTCATCCTCCGCAAGAGGGGAAGTGTCGGTTTTTTCGTCCGCAGCCACATCGGCCAGCATGCCGGAGGGACGGCGCAGTTTGACGACGAGAATCTCATCCCCGTTCTTTTCGAACTGGCGGTTGACCTTGAGCTTGCCCAGCGGCGGGATCTGCATCTCTTCGCCCTCCGAGAGCGCCTCGCCCAAGACTTTGAGCACCGCGTCCATCGCGCCCCGCGCCTCGCTTTTCTTCAGACCGCCCTCGACCATCACGCGCTCGACAAAGGTCTTTTTGCGCAGCACCAGCTTGGTGTCGGGCGCCTCGCCAGTTTCGGCGGGCGTCAACTCGGGCACCGAGGCGGGTGCGGGCGGATCGTCTTGGGTTTTCAAAGCAACAGGCTTTTTCTTGGCAGTGGTGGCTTTGGCCATGATGGATCCTCTTTTCCCTGAAATAGGGGGAAGCCTAGCAATAAGTGGTCTGAGACGCAAAACGCCCGCCGCGTGGGATGCGGCGGGCGTTTGTTGGCTTAATGGGCCGTGGTCGCGGCGCCATGTCCGTCGGAGCCCTTGGCAGCGGCCGCAGCGGCTGCGGCCGCCTCCTCGGCCTCTTCGTCCCATTCGACGGGCTCTGGCATGCGCACAAGCGCGCGTTCGAGCACTTCGGTCACATGGGTCACAGGTACGATCTTGAGCCCCTCTTTGACGTTGTCGGGGATCTCGGCGAGGTCTTTCTCATTCTCTTGCGGAATGAACACCGTCTTGATCCCGCCACGCAGCGCGGCCAGAAGTTTCTCCTTGAGTCCGCCAATCGGCATTGCATTGCCGCGCAAGGAGACCTCGCCCGTCATTGCGATATCTTTGCGCACCGGAATGCCGGTGAGCACCGAGACGATCGAGGTGACCATCGCCAGACCCGCCGAGGGGCCATCCTTGGGCGTTGCGCCATCGGGGACGTGAACGTGGATGTCCCATTTCTCGAATTTCGGCGGCTTGATGCCCATCTGCGGCGCAACCGAACGGACATAGGAGCTTGCCGCGTCGATCGATTCCTTCATCACATCGCCCAGCTTGCCCGTGGTCTTCATCCGGCCCTTGCCCGGCAGGCGCAGCGCCTCGATCTGCAACAGATCGCCGCCCACCTGCGTCCAGGCCAGCCCCGTGACGACACCGATCTGGTCTTCTTGTTCGGCCAGACCGTAGCGGTGCTTCTTGACGCCCAGATAATCGCCGACCTTGTCCTCATCGACGGTGATCGCCTTGACGGTCCCCTTCGATTTGATGATCTCGGTCACCGCCTTGCGCGCGAGCTTTGCGATATCGCGCTCAAGGTTCCGCACGCCCGCCTCGCGGGTGTAGTAGCGGATCACGTCGGTCAGCGCACCATCGGTCAGGACGAACTCGCCCTTCTTGAGACCATGGCCCTTGATCTGTTTGGGGATCAGGTGCTGTTTGGCGATCTCAGATTTCTCATCCTCAGTGTAGCCTGCAAGCGTGATGATCTCCATCCGATCAAGCAGCGGACCGGGCATGTTGTAGCTGTTGGCCGTGGTCAGGAACATCACGTTGGACAGATCGTATTCCACCTCGAGATAGTGGTCCACGAAGGTCGAGTTCTGTTCCGGATCAAGCACTTCAAGCATTGCACTGGCCGGATCGCCCCGAAAGTCCTGACCCATCTTGTCGATCTCGTCGAGCAGGATCAGCGGGTTGGTCGTCTTGGCCTTTTTCAGCGCCTGAATGATCTTGCCCGGCATCGAACCGATATAGGTCCGGCGGTGGCCGCGGATTTCGGATTCGTCGCGCACGCCGCCAAGGCTGATGCGGATGAATTCACGCCCCGTGGCACGCGCAACCGAGCGGCCCAGCGAGGTTTTCCCCACGCCGGGAGGCCCGACGAGGCACATGATCGGGCCTTTCAGCTTGGCCGAACGCGCCTGCACGGCGAGATATTCGACGATGCGCTCCTTGACCTTCTCAAGCCCGTAGTGATCGGCATCGAGCACCGCCTCGGCCTTGAGGAGGTCTTTCTTGACGCGCGATTTGGTGCCCCACGGGATCGACAGCATCCAGTCGAGATAGTTGCGCACAACCGTAGCCTCAGCCGACATCGGAGACATCGACTTGAGCTTTTTCATCTCAGCATCGGCCTTGTCGCGGGCCTCTTTGGAGAGCTTGGTGGCCTCGATACGGGCTTCCAGCTCAGCGATTTCGTTCTGGCCGTCCTCGCCGTCGCCCAGCTCCTTCTGAATAGCTTTCATCTGCTCATTCAGATAATATTCGCGCTGGGTCTTCTCCATCTGCGTCTTCACGCGGGATTTGATCTTCTTCTCGACCTGCAGAACAGAGACTTCGCCCTGCATCAGGCCGTAGACCTTCTCAAGCCGTTCCGCGACGTCGAGCGTCTCCAGCAGATCCTGCTTTTGCTCGACCTCAAGGCCGAGATGCCCCGAGACGAGATCGGCCAGCTTATCGGCATCGACCGCTTCACCGACGGCGACCAGCGCCTCTTCGGGGATATTTTTCTTGATCTTGGCATAGCGCTGGAACTCATCGCCCACGGTGTTGAGCAGCGCACGGACCGACGCCTCGTCGCCGGGCAGCTCGAACAGCGGATCGGCCTCGGCTTCGAAATAGGAGTCGTTATGGACGAATTGGGTGATCTTCACGCGGCTCTTGCCCTCGACCAGCACTTTCACGGTGCCATCGGGCAGCTTGAGCAGTTGCAAGACATTGGCGAGCACGCCGACGCGGTAAATCCCATCGGTTTCGGGATCATCTTCGGCGGGGTCCATCTGACTGGCCAGCAGGATCTGGCGATCCTCTGACATCACCTCTTCCAGCGCGCGCACCGATTTCTCGCGCCCCACAAAAAGCGGCACGATCATATGCGGAAAAACCACGATGTCACGGAGCGGCAAGACCGGATGGGTGACGGGAGTATTATCGGTCATTTGTTTTCCTCTGTGGCAAAAGGGCTCGACCCCGTTCATCGGCAGCCGTGCCCTTCCCTTTAGACCCAATATCTAGGTGGGCAACTGGTGGGGTTCAACTAGGTGCGTGTCACTCACCTGACACAATGCGCGGGCGGGTCTTTCGGGGCAAGGGTGCGTTTCGAGATTGTCGCATCGCTGAGCGAAAAAATGAGCGATAGTTATCGGCTTGTTAATCGGCAGAGTCAGCGGGGCAGGATCATCTCGGCGCGCAGCCCGCCAAGCTGCGCACTTTCGCCCAGCTTGAGCGAACCGCCATGGCTGCGCAGGATATCAGCGGCAATCGAGAGACCCAGCCCCACGCCTTGCCCCCGATCCTGATTGCGCGCGGGATCGAGCCGGGTGAAGGGACGCACCGCCTCTTCGCGCCGCTCGGGCGCGATCCCGGGTCCGTCATCGACCACCGCGACCCGCCAGCCCTTTTGCGAAATCGTCACGATCACCTCCGCGCGCGTGCCATAGCGCACCGCATTGCCGATCAGATTCTCCAACGCGCGGCGCAGCGCGTCGGGGCGGAACGTCGCCTCCCCCGAGCCCTCGCAGCCGCGCAGCGTGACATTTTGTCCGGCCCGCGCCGAATCCTCGACCACACCGCTCACAAAATCGCAGATGTCGCATTTCACCGGCTCCCCCTGCGAGGCCCCGTCGCGCGCGAAATCCAGAAACGCATCGACCAGACGGTTCATCTCATCGACGTCACGCTCCATGGCCTCCACATCCGGCCCCTCGGGCATCATCGACAGCCCCAGCCGCAGCCGGGTGAGCGGCGTGCGCAGATCATGGCTCACCCCGGAAAGCATCAACGTGCGCTGCTCGATCTGGCGCTCGATCCGGTTGCGCATATCGAGAAAAGCCGAGCCCGCCGAGCGCACCTCATTGGCCCCGCTCACCCGGTAGGAAATATGCCGCCCCTTGCCAAACGCCTCTGCGGCATCTGCCAGCCTGCGGATCGGGCGCAGCTGATTGCGCAGGAACAGATAGGCCACCAGAGTCATCAAGACCGAGACGAACACCATGAGCACCAAAAGCTGATGCGGATTGGAGGCCGAGACCCGATCGCGCGAAAAGCTGAGCGAGAGCGGCCCGAGCGGCGCATCCAGCACCACCGTCACCCGATTCTCGCCATCGCTGAGATCGATGTAGCGGATATTGTCGATCCGCGCGCGCAGCGTCGAAATCACCACCAAGCCGGTGAAATCGAACCAGCTGCGCTTATCACCCAACGCATGGGCCAGCGCTTCGGGCGCAGGATAGCGCGCGCTCAGCCCCAGAATGCTGTCGACCGCCCCCATCCGCGACTTCGCGAGCGCGGGCGTCGGCGCAGTACGCGCCACGGTGTCGAGCAATTCGATCTCGCGCACCATGGATTGCGTCATCTGCCGGGTCACGCGCTCGAAATGGCGCTGGATGAACACAACCGAGACCACAAGCTGGATCGTCACGACCGGCAGAATCAGAATCAGCGCGGCACGCCCATAGAGCCCGCGCGGCATCATCTGTTTGAGCCAGCCAAAATTCATGGCAGAACCCTAGCTGTGCGCGCTGCGGAGGAAAAGATGCAACAGATGGAATCGGGCCTGCGGCGACTCGTGGCGCCAAACCCTTCGCCGATGACCCATACGGGCACCTGCACCTATGTGATCGGCACGGGTGAGGTCGCGGTTGTCGATCCCGGCCCGGATGATCCGACCCATCTGCGGGCGATTCTCGACGGGCTCGATCGGGGCGAACGGGTGACCCATATTCTGGTGACCCATGCCCATCTCGATCACTCCCCGGGGGCGCGAGCGCTCAGTGCCGCCACTGGCGCGCCCGTGCATGCCTTTGGTCCCCCGCAGGCCGGGCGCTCTGCGATCATGGAGCGACTCGCGCGCGATGGGATGGTTGGCGGTGGCGAGGGCGTCGATCACGCCTTTGCCCCCGACCGAATGCTGAGCGATGGCGAGACGCTCTCACATGGCGATTGGACGCTCACCGCGCTGCACACGCCGGGGCATTTTTGCAATCATCTGTGCTTCCAGCTCGGTGATTCCGTGCTAAGCGGCGATCTGATCATGGGCTGGTCGACGACCCTGATCTCACCGCCAGATGGCGATCTGGGAGATTATTTCCGCTCAATCGACCGGATCGCAGCACTTGGGCCGCGCAGGCTCTATCCCGGCCATGGCGCGCCGGTCGATGCGCCCATTGCGCTGATCGCCGAGCACCGCCAGCACCGCGAGACTCGCAGCGCCCAGATCCTCGCCGCGCTAAGCGACGCTCCGGCCATGCCGGCTGCACTCACCGCACGTATCTACCACGACATTCCACGCCATCTTCACGCCGCCGCCCTGCGAAACATTCTTGCCCATCTCATTGAATTAAATGACACAAACCAAGTCCAAGCCCGCCCCGCACTAAGCCCAGAGGCTGAATTTTTCCGCCCGTGACAAGAAGATGAATTTTTCTCCGAAAACCCTCTGGACAACCCCGTTCGAGATTCATATACACCCCCTCGTGTTCCGGCGTAGCTCAGCGGTAGAGCAGTTGACTGTTAATCAATTGGTCGTAGGTTCGATCCCTACCGCCGGAGCCAAATCTCCCTGATAAATCAAAGATTTGCGAGCTAGCCCCTTCGGGGGCTTTTCTCGTTTCTGGAGACGGGGGCACACCGGGGGCACAGATCAGCCCACACGCGCGCGGGTCAGCCTCAGTGGACAGTTCCCAAAGGAAACGAAGCACCGATCAGCCCACGCGCGCGCGGGTCAGCGGTGGTGTTGACAAAGCCAACACCACTACCTCCGGATCAGCCCACGCGCGCGCGGGTCAGCCTGGGTCGTGAGTAGCAACTTGCGACTGAGCGAGGATCAGCCCCCACGCGCGCGGGTCAGCCGTGGCAATCGCGTTGTTGTCTCCAACGCGTTTCGATCAGCCCCCACGCGCGCGGGTCAGCCTTGATTTCGTGTGTCCCAAGTTGGGACAGACCAGATCAGCCCCCACGCGCGCGGGTCAGCCTGCACCTCATCTCCGCCAACTTGGCGGAGATCAGCCCACGCGCGCGCAGGTCAGCCCTTTGCCCGCTTTGCGGCGTGCCGCCTTGCCTTGTTGTCACTGATCTTCTTTTTCGTCGCGCATCGAGGCGAACAAGAGCGCGCATTGACGCGCCGCTCAAGCGGGATAGGATCACCACAGACAATACAAAATCGACCTGCCCTAGCCTTCATTACGGCTTTGCGATTTTTGTTCTGTGTGTGCTCCCGGTATCTCCAATACTCATTCTTACGCTTGCACTTCTCGCCACAAAACTCGCGTTTCAGATTGGTCTCCATGGGGATCAACGCACCGCATTCCCGGCAATGCCTATCGGGAAGGCCGAAACGGCGATCAATCTTCCATGACTCAATGAAGCAAGCTTGCGAACAGTATTTGCGGTCAATACGTGTTCGGCGCCCGCTTCGATCACGCTCAGGCAGGGGCTTGCCGCAAACCTCGCAGCGATGCACTAGGTCGAGCGGATGCCGACCATCGACCGAACGGCGTTGTTCACCTGCAAATTCTTCAGCGCGTCGATCCGGGATTGATGGGTGCTCGCGCAAAGACCGCTGCAATACTTCTTGTGACCTTCGGGCAATGGCTTGCCGCAACGAATACAGCGGGTCCGCTCTATCAACAGGCCCTCGTGAATTGTCCATTCCGGTTGCCCCTCATTCCAAGTTGGACGCTTCGCGCCAGCAGCGCGGAACGCCTCGGCCAATATCTCCCGCGCGATCAGATCGGCGCTATCCCAGCCCCAGCCCTGCAAACACAGATCGGAGCGCAGGCCCGCCCGCAACGGCCCTTCCAGACCCCAGAGCGAGCCGGTCGCCCCCGCCTCGAAGGCTAGCTGGATCACGTCCACAAGCTCTTTGACGAGGTTGTCGTATCGCCCGCGCCCGAGCTTGCCGCGCCGCGCGTCCCGCGCCTGCCGTTCAAGTTTGCGCTGTTGGACCAGAGACACCAGCATCACGCGGCCCCGTCGTCTTTCCCCCAGTTCACCAGCTTCAACGCTTGGTCAGGGTCAACGCCCGCTTCCTTCGCCATGCCGAGAGCCTGCACCACGGTTGCGGCCGCACGCGCCCGCCCGCCTGCGTCATAGGCTTGGAGCGGTCGAAGCGTGTCTATGTCCACCACCGCGCCGAGCTTTTCGGTCGCTTCCTCGGCCATCGACATTGCCAGCGGTTGCAGGGTCCATTGCGCAAGGTGGCGCTGCGCCTCCCTCACCATCGGCCCGGTTGTCGCGGAGCTGGCAAGCCCCGGCAGGACGCCGAAGGCCATCTGCACCGCATCCCGCGCCGCCGAGAGGGTTTCGCGGGTCATCGCTTTGGAAAGGTCCGGGGTTACGTCCGAGGCTTTCCAATCCTGCACCGGCGCAGGCCCGCCCGCCGCCGAGACATTGACGCTTTCGCGGATCAGCACGTTGCCCCGGTTGCCCCGGAAGCTGCCCGCCATCGAGGTCATGTCCGTGTCGGGCATTTCCGGCATTGGCACGATTTGCGAGCCAAGCGGCATATTCTGGAACGCCTCGGCCAGCGCGGTTTCAACGTGGTGCAACAGCCCCGCCGTGAGGCCCGAGCGCCGCAAGGGTGCCTGCCCCGAGTAAGGCGCGTTCACGTCGCTGCCGATACGGAAATGCAGCACCTCGCCCGCAAGCGCGGTCATGGTCCGCCCGCCGCCGGTATCTGGCAGGGTCAGACGATAGGCCACCGGCTGCGCAAGGCGGGTCGTCAAATCCCAATCGGTCGCCGGGATCAGCCGATCTTCCGCGATATAGAACACCGCTTCACCGCGCAGCGCCAAGGCCCGCGCCGCAAGCGCGAGATTGCGCCGGGTCAGAACGTCCGTTCCCTGCACGTCCGCGAGGCTCAGCCCGCTTTCCCAGAGAGACACGCAGCCCTGCACCGTCGCGGTGAGTTCCGCCGCGCCATCCCGGCCCGTGATGTAAGCCGCGCGCGAGGTCATCACCTGCGACGTGTAGCCCGTGCCGGTTGCCCGCGTCTCAGCCTTTCCGAAGATCCGTTGCAAGAGGCCCATGTCATGCCCTCCGATATGCGCGCAGCAGGTCAGCCGCGCCGCTGAATTGCATCGCCCGCGCGATATGCGAGGGGGTGAGCGTCACCGCTTCGGATAGCTGCCCGACAGTGACGGTTTGCGCGCTCGCCCCGGTCGGAGCCGGAGCGGTTGCCAGGTATTCAGCCAAGCGCCGGAACGCCTCGGAGACAGCCGCAGGAAGATCGCCGCCGCCCACCGTTGCCGTGATCCGATACGGCCCGCAGCCGCGCAGGTCATAGCCACCGAAGGGTGACGCGCCGGGGGTGAAGGCCACCCACTCGCCCGCCTGCCATTCCTCCACCGTGTCGAGGGTCGCCGGGGTCAAAGGCGGTTGCCAATCCCCTGCCCCCTCCACGATCCAGACCACGCCGCGCGCGGTCCAGCGATGCGCGCAATATGCCTCGATCCGTTGCCAGAGCGCCGCCGCGTCGAGCACCTGCGCCGCGTCCGACAGCCCGGAAACAGTCGGATAGCTCGCCGGGATTTCTTCGGTTTGTCTCAGCGTCACCGCCATCAGAGCCTCCACCGGTTAAGGGTGCGTTGAAGCCCTGCGCCCTCGGGCAGCCAAACTGCCGAGCGCCCTTCGGGCTTGTCTTGCGGTTGGTCTTGCGGCTTGTCGCCGGTGAACAGCTCCAAGAGCGTTTCCTGATACGCGGGCTGGGTCACAATGCTCAGCTCGAAAAGCAGCGCCTGAAACACCGTGCGGATCATCGCGCGGCCTTGGCTCGGGTCTTCCGCCACGATCTTCTCAGCGTTCGGCACAGTCACCGGGGGCGGGATGCGAAAGCCGGGGGAAATGCCCCCGACCAAGCCCGCCTCATACTGCGCCAGAAAGTCTTTCCACCACGTCGAGGCTTGAATTTCGGGCAGGATTTCCGCCTCGAATGTCAGCGCCTCGTCGGTATCGGTGAGGGTCAAACTGCCCGCCCCTTTCGAGGCGAGCGGCTTGTCATAGCTATGACCGATCAGCAGGTGAATTTCGGCCTTCGGATCGTTCACCCGATAGCCGAAAGCCTTTGGCGCGAAGACTTCCTTTTGAGGTCGCCCCCGCTTCCCGCCATCGCTCAACACGGCGCGTTTGCCGTAGGGAAAGCGGCCATGCAGCGCCATTGCGCCAGATGCCCGCTTGCGGATTTCCAGCCCGCCGCTATGGCCGCCCCAGTCCATTACGCCGCCGCCAAGCCGGTGAGGATGCGCAGTTGCGAGCCGCGCGCGACAGTCACGTCAGCGGTCACAAGCCCGGTCAGCCGCAGCCCGCCCGACTGTGCGTCGGAATACGGATCACGGATAAGATCAACCGCGCCCCAGATGCCGAGGAAGGCCGGAGCGATGCCGCCCGCCGAGGTCGTCAACACCGCCGTTGTGTCGAGGGTGTTCGACAGAGCCGGGTTGCCCATCTTCGCGACCATCCGGTCAAGCTCGGTAACTGCCGTGCCGGTGACGAATTGGTCATCAAGATCAGCCCAGACACTCGGGCCGAAACCGATCTTCACATCAGTCGGAGCCGATGCCGCGTTGCCCTCCATGAAGGCAACCACCTCAGCCCGGATCGCTGCCCACGTCGCCACCGCGTCAATCGCGGTCGAGGTGATGCCGTAGGTCGCAGCCCCGGCCACCACGCCCAGCGGTTCGCCGTCCGCGCCGGTGCCGGAGAAACAGGCCTTGTCCAGCTCCACGCCGATCACCGATGCAAGGTCGCGCCGGATTGCTTGCTCAAGCCCGCTGCCCGTCTGTTTCAGCGCCTTGCGCGTGATCCGCATATGCGCGCCAAGGGTGTTGTTCGGAGCGAGCGATTTTTCCGCCGTGGCAAATGCCGAGGGTCCGGCCACGTTGCCGCCTTCGGTTGCAGCCCAGCCCGCCACCGCGCCAGCGGTCGCCACCGGCCATTCGGTCGAGCCGTGGTCAATGTTGATCGTCTGGAAGCCAAGACGCGCGGCCACCGATGCCGGGAAAAGCCGGTCGATAATCGGGCGCGTGGTCATCGGGTCAGGCGTGCCGGTCGAGACGGTTTCGCCTGCGCGCTGTTCCAGAGCCATGAGCGGCACGGGAACGCCGCGATAGCCGCCAGCGTTGCGCAGCTCTTGCACCACCTCAGCCGTGCGGCCATCGAGGGCGCGGCCTTCATCGAGGGCTAGCACCGCTTGGCGTAGCTCATAGCCCGAAACCAGATCGGACCATTCGCGGCCCGAACGGGTTTCGAGTTCTTCGCCAGCCTCGCGCCGCTCGCTATCCTCAGCGATCAGCGCCGCGCGATAGCGGGTTTCATTGCTCCGATATTCCGCGTCGAGGTCATTCATCGAACGCAGTTCGGTTTCGTCGGGGGTTTCCTTCCCCGACAGTTCGGCCAGCTTTTGGCGGATTTCCGATTGCCGCCGCTGGATCTTCACAGAATCAAGCATGTTTTACCTCTTTGCTCGAAGGGTTGCGCTGCATGTCCCGCAGCAAATCGCGCCACCGTTGACGCTCGGGGGATAGTTCAGGATGCCCAGCCTCGATCCGGGTCTTCGCGCCGTGGCACGGGCCGCAGAGCGTTTGCAGATTTTCGAGGTCGAACGCCTTTTCAGGCGCATCACGCACGGGCCGGATGTGATCCACTTCCAGCCGGTAACGAGAGCCGCATTTGACGCATTGGAAACCGTCGCGCCGCTTCGCCATCAGGCGCAGCGCAGGCCAGCGCCGATCGCGATAAACCCATGTGCCGTATCGTTTGAAGGTTACGCCCACATCACCCTCCCCGCTCTTGGAGCCGGTCGGCTGAGCATCCGCGCGCCTTCGGAGACGGCCAGCATCGCAGCGCAGGCCGCATCAATCCGGCCCATGCTGCGCCCCTTGGCGGGCTTCGCATTGCCCGCAGGGTCGGTCAGCACCACCGCTTCCGCGAAGGCGTGGCGCAACAGGTAGCTTTCGGGAGACTTCACGCGCCCGTCAAAGACATGCCGCCGCAGCCGCTCCACGTCCTCCGAGCCATCCTTGAAGCCCATGCCGCGCCAGACCACCGGCGCACGGCTTCCGGCCTTGTCCAGAGCCTCGCCCATCTCAGCAGCCTTGAAGCGGTCGCAGACAATGCAGGCGACATTCTCGGCCACGGCACGGCGCAAGACGCTCTCGATCCATTCGACAATTGGCACGGTCCTATCGCCCAAGGTGAACAGCTCGTGCCGCTGCGCCATCTGGCAATAGAGGTCGCCCACCGCGTCGGATTGCCCGCGCGCGTCCAGACCGGGAGAACCGGGAAAGGTGCCGTAAGCCTCAAGCCGCCCCGTCTCGGGCCAGAAATAGGCCGCTGCCGACATGGACGCAGAGCCGCCCAGGTCGAGGCCAATCACGCATGGCCCCTCTTTCGGGGGCAGGTCCGTCACCTCGCACTTAAGCCAATCATCAAGGCCCAACAGCACGTCGCGGTTGTCTTCCTGCACCCGCTCATTGCGCGACAGCAGCCGGAAGCGCGACAGCGCAGAGCCGCCCCGCTCAAGCGCGAGTGCCGCGTCAGCCTTGAGGCGGTCGAGGCTCGGGCCGATGCCGTATTTCGTGCCGGGGTTCGCGACGATTAGCGAGGCCACATCATCCGCAGGCAAGCCCTTTTCGGGCCGGTGTTCCTGCCGATAGACGCCCGGCGCGTCCCGGTCGAGCCAGAGGCTAAACGGGTGCGCGTCAGAGCTTGCCGAGGTCGAGATAATCAACGCCCGCCCGTCACGCTTTGACAGGCCGGTGAGCAAGGCCGCTTCCAGTTCGTCACCCTGAGCCAAGGGCCAATGGCCCCGTTCATCGAGAATTGCCAAGGTCGGAGAAGTGCCGAGGGCTGATTTGCCATCCGCCGAGATAGCCCGGAGAATGTGCGGCCCCCGTTCGTCGTCATACTGTATCTCAAACCGGGGTTGCCGCCGGATCGTGATAGCCGCCTGCATGTCTTCGGGCAGGGTCCGGGTCAGGCTCGCGACGTAGTGCCAGCAGATTTGCGCCTGTTGCTGCGTCTTGGCAGCGATCAGGATTTCGCGTTCCGCCGCATCGCTCCACGCGCCGACCAGCTCGCCCAAGGCCAGCACCGCCGACAAGGTGGATTTGCCGTTACCCCTGCCCACACTTAAGCAGCCCACATTGATTCCGGGAGCGAAAGCCCCGTCAATGAATTGGCGCTGATAGGGAGCCAGCTTGATAGGCTCACCCGCGAGACGCCCGGTCGGAACGCTCAGAGAGGCCGCAAAACGCTTGGCGAGGGTCGAGGGTTTAGCCATCTGCGCCCCCCGTGTGTGTAGAAAGGCTACCCCGCTCCGCGAGAGGCCTCCCCCAACTGAAACCGGGGCATTGGGACCGCTCACCACGCATCGTCACACCTTCGCGGTGATCGCATAGGCCGCGACCTGTTCGGGATCAGCGCCGAGCCGCTTCACCTCCATGATGGTATAGGCAATGCCGCCCACCGTGAGCGTATCGAGAGGGAGAGGCACGGCTTCACCCACCTTCATCACGCCGAGCCAATCGCCAGAGCGCAGCAACAGCGGGTTGTCTAGGCCAGCGTCAAAGCCCGTGCGCGCCACCTGCACCTGCGTGTTGGTGATGGTGGTCGTGCCCTCGTCATATGGGCTACTCGCCGTGTTCTCGGTATGCGTGAGCGTGGCAGGCCCACCGTGCGCAGCGATGAGGCGATCAGCAGTAGCTCGGGCGGATGCGTTGAGGGACATGCCCACATTATATCCGCAGCGTAACCATTTGATAATTATCTCATTTCATCACGTTAGCTAACACAGGTGATGCGAGCCAATGATGCGCCGATCAGGGTTTGCGCCTCTCAGGCTCAGAACATGCTGGGGGAGGTGTTTATATTATATTGGGTGGTCAATTCTGACCACCTTTAGCCCAGCCATAGACCGCAGCACCGTGATAGCTAGATGCCGGGTGCAGCTCCTCGATAAGCCCTTGAGCGATCAGAACGCCCCTCGCCCTTGCCATCCTCTTGGGCGTCCAGCCGAACCGCTCGCCCATGTCATTGGGTGCGGTGAACGTGGTGAAGCTGCCGTAATGCCTGCGCAGATAGGTCAGCAGGATATAGGCGTCGGGCGCGTCCATCATTAGCCCGTCGATCTCGTCAAAATGCGAGGCCACGCGCTTTCCGGAGCCGAACCAGTTTTCGCCCCGTTCGGTGTAGCTCCACGCCGAGCGCGCGACCTTGACCACCTCGCCCTCGGGCAATGGCGGAAACATCGCTTCGGCTTCGGTAAAGGCCACGTCCAGCATCGCCTCGAAGTCGTCACAGTGACGTGCCTGGGCCATGCAGCGGCGCCAGAGCGTATCATTGCGCTGCCCTATGCCCACCGCCTCGCGAGGCGCTTTGTCAGGCTCGTTAGCGGCCCGCATCACCGGCAGGTCGGGAAGATCCTCTAGCGAGCCTGAGACAAAGCCATATTGCCCCAGACTGACGCGCGACGGAGGGGCGACCGCATAGCCCCCGCCGAGAATATCGACAGGCACGGAAGCGTCAGGCCTGATCCGCCGCCGCTCGCCGTTGTGCTTGTAATAGGCGTGCCACCGGCCTTGCGCGCTGCGCACGATCACCGGGGTTTGCCCGTGCCGGTCGAGAGCATCAGCAAGGATACGCTCGTCGGTCGTGTCAACGTCAAGGATCGTCAGGCCCGACTTGGGACCGGGCGCAAAGCCTAGCGCCTGTGACGATCCGAACCGACCGGCAAGCAGTTGGCTCGCCGGAAGGCCGATCTTGAGATAATTGGTAACGGCAGGCGTTTTCTCGGGTGTGACCGGGAATGTAGCAACGCCCGCCGCCGCGTAATGCGGTTGCCAGCGGGCGAAGCTCATTAGCCGTGACCTTTCACCTTGCCCAAGCGATGCAGCGCGACGTGGTGACGCCTGCAAAGCCAGAGAACATCAAAGGGCCGGTCATAGTCGGAATGATGCGCGTCAGCCTTCGGATTGCCGCAGACTGCGCAGGGGTGTTTCTCCATCACGCCGAGCCGCAAAGCATTCGCGACCGCGAGGTGCGCGAGATACCGCTTCGGGTGTTTATCACGCCATTTCCGTTGCCGTGTCGGCGCTTTTCCCTTAGATTTGCGGGGAGCTTGACCAGCTTTGAATTGCCCCTCGGCTGCGCCCGCCAGCGCGCCGGGGGTTTGCTTTTCCTGTTTCATCGAGCATACCCCACCAGCCCGACCATTCCTTGATCGGTGAGCCGCTGGCGCACCTGATTCGCATGGCCGGGAGAAAGGCACGGGATGATCTCGTCAGGCTCACCGAAGCGATGCACGACGATTTGCACGTTGCCGTGAACGGTCTGCATTTCAAAGAGGCCATCGGGCTTGAGCAGGAGCGCTTCTTCAAGGTTGCGGGGGTCAAATCTCAGCATCACGCGGCCCCCTTTTCGGCCTGCGCGTCAAGCCACGCCAGCACCTCGGCTTCGCGCCAGTAGCGCCGCCGAGCGATGTAGATTGGTTTCGGGAAGTCCAGCTCCGCGTCATGGAGCCAGCGCCAGATAGTCATGTCGGAAACGTCGCCGCACATCATGCGAACAGCGTTTGCAGGGAGAAGTTTGCGTTCCATCTAGTAGCCTCACGTTTAACAAACTGTGGAGGCAATAAAGTTGGAGCTATAGGGTAATTCTATCCGAGGGTTTACCCTATTTATGATAGAGGCTTCGAACGCCTGCCATAATCATATCTTTACGAAGCTTCTCAAGCTGCACATCATCCCGAAACTGCGAAGGGTCCATGTTATCAATCAAATATGAAACATGTTTTTTATACCAGTAGTAGGTATCAATTGCAGTTTGACCGGCGCGACCTTTTCCAATGTTCTTTCTAAACTCAAAAATTTGATCCGAAGATAAGTCTCCACAACTTCTAGAGACGAAGTTGCACGCATCCTTAACCGAGAAACCTTCAGCCTTCAGTAGATCAACTGCCGCAGCGGCTGAGGCCATCCGCGTAGCCTCGAAATCGCGTTTTCCGTTTACCCTCAGCTCACGATGAATGACATCATCGCTAAGCCAAACTAAAGGAATAAGCAGAGACGCCGGTTTGATTTTCTCAGCTTTTAAAAATTCAGTTACAGCGTCAAGCGCTGTCAAAGCTCCGATAATCTCGTTTTCTTTAAATGCCGTTAGCGCCCTCTCCAGACCGTTCTTGAGCTCGTCAATACTTGCTCCCATCACCGCGCCCCCTCGATCCGCACCACGTTATCCGCCTTGCCGGTGACAATCTCCCGCACCAGCCGCGCCCAAGCGTTGAGCGCCTTTCGCTTCTCGTCCGCATAGTCGTGCCGCTGATAGACCGCGACAATCCCCCCGCCCGTGCCTGAGACGTGATTCAACACGGCTTCGGTGACGCGCACGGGGATGCCAAGCCGCGCCATTCCCGTTGCCGCCGTGCGGCGCAGGTCATGGAAGGTCCAGTGCGGAATTTCGACAGGCTCGCCCGTCTCCCGCTCGGCCACCTCGGCCATCTTCTCGGCCACATGGTTTCGGCCCTTGTGAAAGCCGCTCAGAGGCGTTTCGCCGGTCGTGGTGTAGATCAGCCCCGGCTTGCCCTCGATCCGCTCCACGCGCGCCAGAACGTCGCGCACGGTCTTGGAGAGCGGCACGTCATGCGCTCGCCCGTTCTTCGTGCGCTTGGCGTCCAGATGCCACAGGTCGCCGCTCACCTCGTTATCGGTCATGCCAGCCACCTCGCCCAATCGCTGCCCGGTGAGCAATAGGGTTTGAGTGAACGGCCCCCAAGGAAAGCCCAGATCGTCGCAGGCTTGCCAGAGCCACCGGATTTCGTCGTCAGACAGAACGCGGTCGCGGCTCGTTTCCTTCGCCACAGGCTTCACGCCGGTCGCCGGGTTCATCGGCAGAATGTCCCGCTCAACGCACCAGTTGAGAAACTTGGAGAGATAGGCCCGGATGCGGTTTGCCGTGACCACGCGCCCGCTATCCGCGATCCCGTCTAGCAGGTCGATCACGTCGCGCTTGGTGATTTCGTGAATATCACGGTCGCCCCACTCAGCACCGACGAACCGGTCAAGCTCGCGTTTCACGGTCGCGCCGGATTTCAGGCTCTTGAGGTGGCGCTTCTCATACTGCCCGAGCAAGGTCTGCACCTTGTCCCGATCCTCTTGGGGCTTCGGAGCCTTCGCGGCCCGCACTTCCTCGGCGGGGTCGCGCCCTTCCGCCGCCGCTGCGAACACCTCCCGCGCCCGCTGGCGCGCATCCGCGAGAGACAGCACGGGATAGGCCCCGAGGGTCATGCGCCGGTGTGTTCCGTTCACCCTGTAGCGCACCGCCCAGCCCTTCTTTCCGGTGGGCTGCACGATCAGGTTTAGGCCTGGGCAATTATCGTCTGCAATCTGTTGCCGGGAGCCGGTCGGCTTCATCCTGTCAACGTTCTGAGCGGTGAGCTTCATAATCAATTTGTCCTTTGGGGGCACAGTTGGGGGCACAGAATAGCTTATCGCCCCGTTTGCCTTCGTTCCCCAATGTTAGGCACTAATCGCCATAAAACAAGGACTTATTGCGAATTTCGTTAGAAACCGTTTTTCAAAGATAGGCCGCAAAATTAGACTGTTAATCAATTGGTCGTAGGTTCGATCCCTACCGCCGGAGCCATTTCTCCCCGTAAGGCGTTGAAATAGCTACAAAAGTAACTCATCTAGCTGCATAGCTGCGGCATAGGTGTGTTCCATACCCGTGCTCTTGCGTTTGTCCGTCCCAGCTTGGATCGGACCCTCGAGATGAACGGCCAACCCCACCTCTTCAAACGCGGCAATGTCTATCAGTGGCGACGGCGCGTCGCTCGACAATCCACAGGAATTATCGACTTCAAGTTCTCCTTGGGGACGACAAAACTCGCTTCCGCACTTATTTTGTCCCGCAAGATCAGTGCAGAAAGCGATTTTGTCATGCAGGAAATCATCGAACATGGGATCACGATGGAGGAAGGACGCCTTTGGCTGGCCGAGGTCATCCGCGAAGAGCGCGCCAGAATCGATCGCAACAACATGATGCGACGCGTCAGCGACCGCGATCCGGCGTCCGAGATCGCCGCCGATGATCGGGTGCGCCGGTGCTGGGCGCACATCGCGCGACATGGCATTCATGCGCCACCCCCCGATGATGCGGATCCAATGCAATTGCTGAATTTCGAATTCTTCCGCGAAGAACTCACAAGCCATGCGCGCGGCTATCAGAACTTGAAGAAGTTCAAGGAGCTGACGGGGCGTGAAGTCCTCTCGGCGCTCGGGAAAATGACCTTGCTTGACCTGATGATCGCTGGCCGCAACGCCGCGTGGAACGAAGACCGTTCGGAATCCCAGCTCTGCAAGTCGTTGCTGGCCACCCTGCCCGATGAGGTTCCGCTAGGCTCTGGACTTCGGTAACGGGGGCGTC